CCTCCGCGCACAGCGCCGCGAAATGACGACCGGGGGTCGAATGACTGTAGAATGGCCGGCTGACAAGGTAGAACGGCGCCCGATTGATGCGCTGATCCCTTACGCCAGGAACGCGCGGACGCATTCCGATGAACAGGTGGCGCAGATTGCCGCCTCGATCCGGGAATGGGGCTGGACCGTGCCGGTGCTGGTGGATGAGGCCGGCGGCATTATTGCTGGCCATGGGCGCGTTATGGCGGCGCGTAAGCTTGGCCTGGCAGAAGTGCCGGTTATGGTTGCGGCAGGCTGGTCTGAAGCGCAGCGCAGGGCTTATGTGCTGGCGGATAACAAGCTGGCGCTAAATGCCGGGTGGGATGCTGCCATGCTGGGCAGCGAGCTGAAGAAGCTAGAGGGATTTGACCTTGGCCTGATCGGTTTCAGTGTTGGCGAATTGGCGTCTATGTTTGACGTTCCAAACTTCGAGCCAGGCACTGAGGACCAGCAAGGCAAGCTGGATGAATTGGCGCCGAAAATCGTGCAATGCCCGCATTGCGGCCAAGAATACGACTTGCGAGAGCATGGCCAAGGCTGATCTTCGTATTGACTGGGCGACGCATGAAGCGGCCCGGTATGCGTGCGAGAATTGGCATTATAGCCGCACTGTGCCGGCAGGAAAGCTGGCCAAGGTTGGCGCTTGGGAGCGCGGCGAGTTTGTTGGGGCGGTGTTGTTTGCTTGGGGAATGAATAAGAACCTAGGCTCGCCGTATGGGCTGAATATCTCAGAATGTTGCGAGTTGGTGCGTGTTGCGCTTCGCGCGCATGTTGCTCCTGTTTCCCGAATTTTGGCTTTTGCATTGCGTTTTCTCAAAGCTCAAAGCCCTGGTGTGCGCTGCGTGGTTTCCTTTGCTGATCCAACAGCCGGCCATCATGGCGGGATTTATCAGGCTGGAAACTGGACTTATACCGGCCAAAGCGCGAGCAACTATGAATGGCGGCTCAATGGTAAGCGCCTAAACAAGCGCGCTTATACCGGCGTCAATTTTAGCGGCCCTCGTCGTGATGTTCCAGCGGGCGCCGTAAAGGTGCCGATTCCTGGCAAACACCGCTACCTCATGCCTCTAGACGACGCCATGCGCGATCAGATTGCTTCGCTTGCCAAGCCATATCCTAAGCGTGCGAAAGAACAGGCCGGCGGGCACCCCTCGCCGCTGGGTGGTGTGACTCCAACCCGCACGCTCCAACAACAAGGCCAACCAGAATGACCGTTGGTCGCAAACCAAAGCCGACGCACCTAAAGCTAGTCACCGGCAACCCCGGCAAGCGGGCACTGTCAACCGCAGAGGCAAAGCCTGCCGCCGCGCTACCTTCCCCGCCGCCGCACTTGGCGGACGAGGCCAAGGTGGAATGGGGCCGGGTATCTGAGGAACTTTACAAGATCGGCCTGCTGTCCGGTGTGGATCGCGCCGCGCTTGCCGCCTATTGTCAGGCCTATGCGCGCTGGGTGCAGGCGGAGCGCGCGATTGCTGAAATGGCGAAGCGAGATCAGTTGACCGGCGGCTTGATGATTAAGACCACGAACGGGAATGCGATCCAGAACCCGCTTGTCGGCACGGCGAACAAGGCCGCGACTGACATGGTGCGCTTCGCCGCAGAATTTGGGATGACGCCAAGTGCCAGGAGCCGGATTAACGCCACGCCGCCCGGCGAAGGCGCCGAAGACCCCGCCGCCCGGTTCTTTACCGGATGAAGCAACCGCCTGGGCGCGTGATGTAGTAGCCCGCCGCATAACCGCCGGGCCGCATGTGCGGAACGCCTGCAAGCGGCATTTGGCAGACATGAAAGGCGCCAAGGCGCGCGGCCTGACGTGGGATGTGGACGCGGCGAACCGCGCCATTGCGTTCTTTGAGGTGGTGCTGAGGCTGAATGGCGGCCAGTTTGAGGGCCTCCCGTTCAAGCTGCACGCATCGCAGAAATTCATTTTGGGAAGCCTGTTCGGCTGGCGCCGGAAGGATGGCAGCCGCCGCTATCGGCGGGCCTATATCGAGATCGCCAAGGGCAACGGCAAGAGCCCGCTCATGGCCGGCGTCGGCATGTATTGTTTGACGGCGGACGGCGAGGACCGGGCCGAGGTTTATGCGGCGGCGTCCAAAAAGGACCAGGCTATGGTTCTTTTTCGGGACGCGGTTGCGATGTTTCAGCAGTCGCCGGCGCTATCGGGCAGGCTGACGCCAAGCGGCGGAAACCCGGTTTGGAATTTGGCGGACTTGAAGACGGGAAGTTTTTTTCGCCCGATCAGCAGCGATGACGGGCAGTCTGGCCCGCGCCCCTCATGCGCCTTGTGCGATGAGGTGCATGAGCACCGCAACGGCACCATGATTGAGATGCTGGAACGCGGGTTCAAGTGGCGCCGGCAACCGTTGCTGATTATGGCGACCAATTCCGGCAGTGACCGGCAAAGCGTATGCTGGCAGGAGCATCAACACGCGGTCCGGGTCGCAGCCGGGACGCGGGAACCTGACGAGGCGTTCACCTTCGTCGGGGAAGTGCTGGACGATGAAGCCTTCTCTTTCGTGTGTGGCCTTGATCCCGACGATGACCCGCTGGAGGATCCAGGCTGTTGGGTGAAGGCTAACCCGCTGCTAGGCGTAACGGTGCAACCGGACTACCTCGCCGGGGTGGTGCGTCAGGCAAAGGCGATACCTGGCAAGCTGAACAACATCTTGCGGTTGCATTTCTGCCAATGGACGGAAAGCGACACCGCCTGGATGTCTCGCCCCGCGCTTGAAGCGGTTCTGAGTGAGTTTGAGCCTGAAACAGAGCATACCGGCGAGCGGGTTTTCTGTGGGCTTGACCTTTCCGCCACGCAAGACTTGACCGCGCTGGCCTTTGTTGTTCCCACCGGCTTTGTGGACATGCCGGGCGAAGATGGCACTACGGCGCGTTTGCCGACCTTTGACGCTTGGGTAGAAGCTTGGACCCCAGGCGATACGCTTGCCGAGCGCGCGTTGCGGGATAACGTGCCCTACGATCTTTGGGTAAAGGACGGCTTTCTGAATGCCGCGCCTGGCCGAATGGTGCGCTTTGATTTTGTCGCCGCGCGCTTGGCGGAATTGGTCGGGCTCTATGAAATCGCGGCGGTGGCCTATGACAGCTACGGCTTCAAGCGGCACTTTGAGCCGGAGCTTGATGGCCTTGGCGTGACGCTGCCCATTGTGGAACATCCGCAAGGCGGCAAAAAGAAAGGCGCGCAAGGGCTATGGATGCCGGGCAGTAAGCTCATCCTGGAGCAGCTTATTCTCGAAAAGCGGATACGGCTACGGCGGTCGCCGGTGCTGATTTCCGCCATGATGAGCGCCACAACGGAAAACGATCCGTTCGGCAATTTCTGGTTTTCCAAGCGCAAGGCGGTGAACCGCATTGATGCGCTTGTCGCGCTGGCGATGGCAGTAGGGGCCGCGACGGCGCAGGCTGAAGCGCATTCCTATCTTGAAACCTCGGAGATGGTGGTCCTGTGAAATGAACTTGATCACGCGCCTTCGAGGGGCGCTTTCCTTACGATCTGCGCCGCGCCCGTTCGAAGAGGTTATGGCGCGCATAGATGAGGCCTATGGCGCGACGGTTGCCGGGCTCGCGGTGACGCCACAAACCGCCTTGCAGGTGGCGACGGTGCTGGCGTGCGTGAAGACGATTGCGGACGGATGCGCCACGCCTGCTTTAAATGTGTTTCGGGAAGATGCCAACCGGCGGCGCCAGCTTGCGCGCAATATCCCAGAGTTTCGGATGCTGTCTCGTCGCCCGAATGAATGGCAGACCAGCTTTGAATTTCGCCGCACTATGACGCTTCACGCGGCGCTTACCGGCGATGCGCTGGCGGTGAAAGTGATGGCCGGCAATCGCGTGCGGGAATTGATCCCGGTGCGTCCTGGCAATTACCAGATCGACCGCACGGCGCGCTATCAGGTGCGGTATCGCATTCATGATGAATTTGGCTTCATTGGAGAGCTTGGGCCGGATGATGTGTTTCACTTGCCGAATTGGCAGTGGGATTTCTGGCGCGGCCTGAATGCGGTGCGGCTTGCGGCTTCTGCCATTGGGCTTTCCATGGCGGCTGAACAATCGCAGGCCAAGCTGCACGAAAACGGCGGGCGTCCTGCTGGTATCCTGACGACTGAAGCCAAACTAGACACTGCCGCTATGGAGCGCCTTCGCGCATCATGGCAGCGCTTCACGGCGGAAAAGCGCAGCGGCACGGCAATCCTCGACAACGCCATGAAATACATGCCGTTGGCGATGACCGGCGTTGACGCTCAGCATGTTGAGACGCGCCGCTTACAGATTGAAGAAATTTGCCGGGCCTTTGGCGTGTTTCCGATTATGGTTGGGCATTCTGACAAAAGCGCGACCTTTGCCAGCAGCGAGGCATTCTTTGCGGCGCATCTAAAGCACACGCTGGCGCCGTGGCACCAATTATGGCTGCAACGCCTGGATGAGTTTCTACTGGATGGCTCCGGGCCGCTCTGGTGCGAGTTTGACACACGCTATCTGACGGCGGGCAGCATGGCCGACCGCGCCGTTTGGGCGCGCACCATGGCGGAAATGGGCATCTATACTCGGAACGAATTGCGCGACGAGGAAGGCAAAGACCCGTTGCCCGGCCTGGATGAACCTTTGACGCCCGCAAATATGAATGGCGCCCCCGCCGCGCCCGCGCCGGAAGCCCCGGCAGTTTAAGCGAAGGAACAATCGAATGATTGAAAACCGCGAACAGGGCGCGCGGCGGGAAACGCGCGACTTCGCGCTTGCGCTGCGCGCGGCTGGCGAAGAGGGCGTGATTGAAGGCTTCGGCTCTGTCTTTGGGCAGGAAGACGCTTACGGCGATGTGGTGGTGCCAGGCGCCTTTGCGGCGAGCCTTGCCGAACACCGCGCGGCAAACACGATGCCCGCGATGCTTTGGCAGCACCGGCAGGATATGCCGATTGGTGTCTGGGAAGGCATGGAAGAGGACCAGCGCGGTCTTCGCGTGAAGGGCCGCTTGGCGATGGATGTTGCCCTGGCGCGTGAGGCTTTCGCGCTTGTGAAGGCTGGCGCCATTTCTGGCCTGTCTATCGGCTTCATGATTAAAGAAGACGACTACGACCCAAAGACGAATATCCGCACGGTGCGGGCGGTGGATCTTTGGGAAGTGTCACTGGTGACTTTTCCGGCAGCGAAATCCGCGCGCGTGACGCGCGTGAAGGCCGCTGCGATTGATGAGATTTTGAAACCTTCCGACGCCGAGCGGTGGCTGCGTGATGTAGCGCCAGACGTGTCGAAGTCTCAGGCGACGGCCCTTGTGTCTCGCTTGATGCGAATGGGTGCCGAGCGGCGAGAGGCCGAGATCGCAACCGAGCGCGCAAACATGGCGGCCGAGAGGCTGTTGCGTTCCCTGCAATCTTGAACCTGAAAGGAAACCTCATGTCTGAGGCCCTGACCGGCGCGATTGAAAAAATCGGCGCCGCTTTTGAAGAATACAAGGCCGCGAA